GCGAGAACCAATCCTTTCTTGAGCGAAAGTCCAGAGCGAGGATGCAAACGGATGCTGTGATTTTGTAATGGTAATTCTGCGCGTGAGATATCAGCGTATGTTTCGATGGTTTTGCGATGATCAATCTTCATGATCAAGCCTGTTGGAATCAACAGACGATCTCCTGGATAGATCGGGACTTCACCAAAAGAATTTACTTCGCGCTCAACTGGTGAATTGAATGAATCGTATCCAGTCACAACATTACTTGTTGGCTGGAAAGATAAATCAAAACAGTTTGCTAAAGAAGTTCCGTATGTTGGTAATACTAAATCATCACGAAGTCTGTACACACTCAAATAGATCATACAGGATCCTTTTTCTTTTTTCCAATTGTATACTTAGAAACCAATTGCCAGTCATTCTTATCCTTGAATGGAAGAATCTTAATCTGGCTCAATGGCGCAACGTTGTCTTTTGTTTTGTCTGCATCAACAAGTTTAACCAATCCCCATTCAGCCATTAGATTTGCAATTGTGTTGCGGCGCTGAATATCATTATCTGACATATCAGATGGTTTACCATCCAATTCAAAGAGTTCTTTGAAGTGAACAATATAGTATTTGCCTTGTTTATGGAGGATATGGCAGGACTGGTATAGAATGTTTTCTTTCTTGGCTGCGACGCCAATGCGAGTAAGAGTCTCGCGGACTTTAAGGAAGTCGTCCTGCTTTTCCAAAGTAACTTCAACTAATTTATCAATCATCTCAATCACCCTTATATAATTCTTTTTTTATCATAGCGATTTGAGTTTCATTTAGAATCTTTAAGGTTTCATATGCTTTAGCATCAGAATAACCATAATATTCTTTCACAGCACTCAAATCATCATTTTCAGCCTTCTTGTGCCATTTAGAGTATTGGCGCTTGGAGGCTCTAACAATATTTAGGAGAAAATCATATTTGAGTTTATTATCAAGATTCGGATACTTATTCATCTCATTCGCTAAAAGAACAGTATCTCTATGGAACGAAAGAGCACGATTCACCATGAATGCAGGATACGATTTCTCGTCCTGTTCTGTGAGGAGAGCATATTGTTTAGTCTGCAGAATAGACGGAATGATCTCCTTAAATAGATCAGCCATTGAACTTACACTCCACCATCATCTCGGTGAGACATGCAGTGAGGTTCAGTTCTTGATCGGCGACAAACGCTGCTTGATATTGATACTTGGCGAGAATCAAAACAGCATTCGGAATCGTGGACTTATCCATGACATCATAGAGGCTGTCATAGATTTTACGATAAATGCGAGCAGGATCGTCTGTTCCGAAATCTGCCACCCACTTTCTCATTGCTCCAAAGTTTTGATCCCGAAGAGCAGAAACAAGATCACTGAGTGAAACATCAGCAACACTTGAGAGAATGCCAGCATCAATCTTTCCACTGATAGAATATCTTTGAAGTTCATTCAGAACTCGACGATAGTCAGGGAAATGCTTTTTGACAACTTCAATCAACACAGTCTTATCGAATGGGATCTTTTCTGTATTCAAGATTTCTGTTGCACGCTTCATGAATGCAACTGCCATCTTTGGTTTGTCGTCTTTACGCAGTTTAAACTCAATCACAGCGCAACGAGAATGCAATGGCTCAATGATGCGGCTCTTATAATTGCAAGTCATGATGAATGTACAGTTATGAGCAAACTCTTCCATCGCAGCGCGCATGGCTGGCTGAGTTGAGTTTGGATTCAGATAATCTGCTTCATCGATGATGATGACTTTCTTGCCACCATTCAGAGAAACTGCACTTGCATAGTTTTTAATCTTGACTCGGAAAGTATCAATGCCTGATTCGTCCGAGCCATTGATCATTAGATAGTCGCAACCGATCTCGTCACACAATGCACGAGCAACGGTAGTCTTACCTGTTCCTGGAGTGCCGCAAAGTAAGAGATGAGGAATCTCTTTGCGATCAACATAAGATTGAAAAGTGCTCTTGTATTCATCAGGAAGAATACAATCGGCAATAGTATGAGGGCGGTATTTTTCAACCCACAACGCTTCATTCATAATATAACTCCTGATTGTTTATTCAGTCACTATTCTACGCCATTTTCCTTTTGTCATCAAGTACATCTCGCCATCAGGTCCGACGGTTATTCCTGCGCTGACATGCTTTTGCGTTCCTGGAACATAACGTGGACCGCAACTGATTGTGCCATTTGGTGGTGCAAGTTGACCATAAGTAGCACCAATTATCATCTTGCCATTGTGTCCATTGGATTCGATTTCTTTTACTGCCTCGCATTTCTCAGCGTCAGGAAGGACAGCAGCAGCCGCTACGACGCCACCAGTGGCTACACCACCAGCAAGACCAAGATACTTGAAAAAATTACGCCTTGTTGCCACGTTTGTGCTCCCAAATTGAATATAACCCAATACCCACAACCAAAAGAACTGGGGGGGCAGAGGCGGGAAGCCAAAGGTAGATGGAGTTGACAAGAGCAACTACCATAAACACGACTAAGAATATTCCTAATTTCACATCATCTTTATGCATAATATAACTCCGAAGAGAGGTTGGGGTGGAGGAGGTGAACCCTCACAGCGGCAGTCTGGCGGATTGTGCTGTCAACAAGAACAGTTGCACCCCAAGTTTTTATTTAGCCACGCTTTCGTAAACTTCAACGAAATCGTTTTGTTCTGCGAGTTCTTCCTCATAGTTACGCTTGTGGTAAACTTTTGCCAGTTTACGACTCAACTTCTTGGGAATTTCACACTCATCTTGCATTTTCTGAAGAATCTCTTTAATGAGATCTCGTTCGGCTTCAATACGAGTGAGTGAGTTTGAAATTTCCTGGAGACATCCAAGAACTTTTGCTTTATCTACTTTCATCATTATTCTCCAAACGTCGATGAACCTGCTTCAATTGCGATGTAATACGTCACATTTGCAGTTTTGTGTTTGAAACGAGACAAACCTTTCTTGGCGATCTCAATGTCATACGATCCTTCAATCAACTTGAAATGTTCTGCACGCATAACAACGCGGAACTTCTTATTATCCTCGACGGTTCCAATTTCAATTTTCGATTGATCAGCCGAATCATCCTTCACATCTGTAGCGATGAAATAGATTGTCGAACCATCACTCTCAAACACAAAATGTGGAGAACCAGAGATTCCAGCAGAACGCTTCATCCATTCAATATCTTCTTGTGAGAGACTGAATGAGCAATCAGATTCACCAAGAGTAATCGTCTTCTCTGGGGGAACAATGATTGTTTTTGGTGAACAATACTTGATGTAATCAGAACGCTTCTTGTTTTCGGTGCTGATGTTAATGCGATCGTCGCCGAAAGAAAGATGTGCTTCTTTATAAAGAGAAATTTTAGCCAAGAATTTGTTCAAATCATGGATTGCAAATTCTTTCGGAAAGGTTTCATCGACAGTCGCCTCAACGAAGATTGTGCGCTGTTCGGAGATTGTCTTCAATGTATCACCCTCTTTGAATTGAATTCCAGAGTTGATACTTGAAAAATTTTTCAAGATGTTCACAGTATTATCAGAAAGTTTCATAATTAACGACCTCATTTGCTTCAACACGATTATTATATAACGAATCAACCAACTTATCAACCCTTACGGTCAACTCATCTAACGAACAATTATTATCCATGACAATATCATAATGTGAACCAACCCAAGCCCATTCTGAATAATGAACTTCTGGGTATGCATTGCGCATTATTTCTTGTTTGTTATAGATATTACACTCACGAGCAAGTGCAAACCATTCTGGATCTTCACCACGACGAACACGAACAACCTTACCACCAGACTTTATGATTGCACTAATCTCGTTTGGGAAACGAACATCAGCAATTACATAATTGTGATATGGTGCATTTTCGCAACGACGCATTGTTGTATGAACCCAGAGGTCAGGATGAAATACACCACGACCTGCCTCTGTGCCCATTAGCTGGAGTGCTAATCTTGGTGAGAACTCACGACCGAGTTTTTCTGACCACCAAACATCTGGTTGTTCGCGCCATGCTCGGGATTCTAAAGTGTCACCCTCAAGCATGGAACGATTCCAGCCAAAGATCGTGGCACAGGCGTCCTTGAGGCTATTTGCAAAACTCTCTTTCTCAAAGTCATGACGTTCAACCAAGAGATCTGCAACTGTGCCTTTACCTGCTCCAATAAAGCCAACTAAACCTACGATCATAACAAAATCTCTTTATATTAGAGAGAGCCAACAAAGTTTGCAACAGCTGGCATATCACCAGTGAATGCATAGGTTCCAATGTGATGTGTCTTCATCCATGGGCACAACCAGATGCTGCCACCCATGTTACGCCACCACTGGCAGAACATGTAGTCTTCAGACAAGTAGCGATCTGAACCCTTGCCGCCATTTACAACGCTATCAATGACTGTATCAAAGTAAGCATGGATGTAGCGCGAACCATCGAAGTTTGCCTGACCAACATGATCTGGACGATAGCGAAGTTGTGGATATTGTTCTTTAAACTTATCAAACACTTCACGCTTGACCATCATGAAGCCAGTACCGATTTCAAGGACTTCAATTGGTTCAGCAACAGAGAACTTCTCAGTACCAGGAACTGGATTGAAGACGAAATCTCCAGCCAACTTTTCCATATCACTTGGTTCAATGTTTGGATGTTTTTTTACGCCTTCCTTGATTGCGCCCCACTTGATCGATTTCTTTGGGTATGGACCACCGACAACTTCCTTGTCCAAAGCAAGAAGTGCAATCACATCTCGTGGGTCAAAGTGAATGTCAGCATCGATAAAGAGCAAATGAGTGAAGCCTTCTGCGCGAAGGAACTCATCAACAAGATAGTTGCGTGCTCGAGTAATCAGTGACTCGTTAAAGATAAACGAGAAACGAACTTCAATGCCATATTGCGAACATACGGATTGAAGGTCGAGACAAGATTTAACATACATGCCATGGGCAGAACCGCCATACATGGGTGTTGCAACAAATAACTTATTTTTGCGCAACTGTTCAACAGATACTTCTAACTGCATAATTATTCACTCCAGTTGTAAAATTTTCTAATAACATCAATAATCTTAGACTGATCATCGAGATTTTCGTTGACCATTGTCTCTATATAGTCCATGAGTGTCAGCGACCCCATTATATTCGAGATTTTTGTCGCACGAGAATTCTTAAATTTATCGTCTTGATCATCCTTGCGATCCACATGACGCTGTTCTTTGGTATCATGTGACGCAGTTAGAACAAGAACTTTAAAATCATTCGGAAACAATTCCGAAAGTTTATCTAAAAGTTTACCGTTAAACAATCGATCGCCTTCGAAGATTACATTCACATTCGCATTCTCATAATCTAATTCCATGAAGAACTTTTCAGCGTCTGGTTGCACAGCCATTGACAAACGATCAGTCCCTTGAAACACATTACCGTCATTTGCATATTTACCAAGAATATACAGATTTAATTTTTCTGAATGCATGGCATCAAGAAGTTTCTGTGGCTTACAAATCTTCCAATCATCAGCCATCGAAATCAACTTGAACATCAGAGTAGTCTTGCCAGTTGCTGGCTCACCACCCATCGCAATCACTCTCACCATATAGCCTCCAGTCCTTGTTTCGGGACTTCCTCATCATCAAACATCCAATCTAGTTTTTCTATTCTACCTGTTCTCAAAAAGAAAGTAAACTTTTCTTTGTTGATTTTACTTCTAGGAGCAAGTCTTTCATCTAGTGTCTCATGGCGTGCTTGCCATAAGACATTCCATTCAATACCAGCCCAACCATCTTGTTCTGCTTGCATGATTTCTTCAGACTGGCGATCGAGATAATATCCAAGATAACGTCCATGGTGTTCACGAAAGATTTTCTTGAACGAACAAAGGCAAGTTTCCATCGTGAAGAAATCAATTTGATTTTTCAAACTAGGGAATCTTCCTCTTGTTTCTTCGAGAATGTCTTTCGCTTTACTTTCAAGGTCATCGCATTCTGCAGCAGTAAGTCTTGTATCGTACTTGTCATCTTCGCCGAGGGCAAGATGCAAGCCATTACGA